ATGTTTGAAAGCTACATCATTGACCGAGAGCGTGGAATCAACCCACCGAAAGGCTTCGAGGATGTAACCGATGGCAGCTGGTTCGGTTCTTACAAAGTTGATAACAACGAGGTATGGGATGCCTTTGTGACTACTGGTAAGTTCAAAGGCTTTTCAGTTGAGGGGATGTTTGGCATGGAAAAAGTAGAAGATGCCATCGAAGTCGAGATGCACCGCCTTGAAAAAGCCATTGACCTTTTTTGCAAACAATTTAAACTTTAATATTTATAAGCAATGAACATCCTTGAAAAATTGCAAACACTAAGAGCAGCCTTTGAGCAAGCCTCTTTGAAATTCGCTGACTATATGCTCGGTGAATTGACTGTGCGTATCGAAGGAGAACCAGTAGTTGGTACTGCTGTAACTCTTTTAGATGCCGATGGAAACCCCCTCGATGCAACGGGCGAACACGTTATTCCTGAACTCGGAACAATCGTTGTTGCAAACGGAGTAATCGAATCAATTACCCCAATGGTAGTTGAAGCTGAAGAAGTACCAGCAGAAGCGGTTGAAGAAATCGTATCTGCGGTAGAAACTATTGCACCTGAAGCGCCAGCCGAAGTGGTAGCTGCTATTTCAACCGAAGTAGTTGGCGAGATCATGGACAAGCTGGATGAAATGGCAAGCGAACTTGTAGAGCTGAAAAAGAAGATGATGGCTGGACAAGAGCGTGAGAAGTCAATGTTTGCACTTATCGAAGCACTCGCAGAAGAACCAACCGTAAAAGAGCAAAAAGTAATGTTCGGTCAGTTCAAGAAAGACGAAGTAGGCAACCTAAACAAAGTTGCATCAATCCTTAAAAACTTAAAAACTAAATAATCATGGCATACAATTTTGGCAACTTAGCCGTTTACACCGAGCAACAATCGCTTCCACTTGTAGTGAAGTCATTGTTCAGCGCAAAAAGCGCATCTATTTTGACACCGATGACCGGTATCAAATCTTCAAAGTCAGTTAACCTTATGGACACCGATGCGGTATTCCAAAGCGGTGACAACTGCGGTTTTACAGCTTCAGGTACAACTACCTTCAGCAACCGTAGCTTGACCGTTGGTCGCATCAAAGTGAACGAGGCTATCTGCCCTAAGAAACTCGAAGAGTATTGGATGCAAACGCAGCTTCCTATCGGCAGCCGTTACACATCTATTCCTTTCGAGCAGCAGTACGCAGAGTTGAAAGCTGGTAAGACAGCCGAGCAAATCGAAACTGCAATTTGGCAGGGCGATACCGCTTCAGGTAACACCAACGCAAACACGAACAAGTTTGATGGTTTCATCAAGTTAATCAACGCTGCTTCAGGTTCTACCGTATCAGGTAACACTGGTGCTGTTTCAGGTATCACTAACGCTAACGCTTTCGCAGTTATGCAGGGTGTTTACAACCAAATCCCTACAACCATTTTGGACAAAGAGGATTTGAAAATCGTTTGCGGTTGGGACACATTCCGTAAGTTGGTTGCTAACTTGACTAACTTGAACTTGTTCCATTACAACCCGAGCGTTGATGCAGCAGGCGAAGTAGTTCTTCCTGGTACAAACGTAACCGTTGTTGCTTTGAATGGCTTGAACGGAACAAACCGCATCTTCGCTATGCGTTTGAGCAATATGTTCTTCGGAACGGATTTGTTGAACGAGGACGAGCGTTTTGAAATCTTCTTCGCAAAAGAAGCTGACGAGGTGCGTTACGTTGCCGAGTTCAAAGCTGGTGTTCAGTTTGCATACGCAACTGAAATCGTAAACTTCATCTTAGCCTAATTCAATGGGGAGGGTAACACCTCCCCTTTACTAACCTCTTAAATAAATACAAATATGAGCTGTGCATTGACACAAGGATATACTTTAGGATGTCGCGATTCAGTCGGTGGCATTAAGGAGGTTCGTTTCATTGAATTTGCTAACGTAACTGGTATCGCAGTAACAAGCGGAAATGTCGTTTCAGGCATTACCACTTCAGGTTCTACCAAGTTTTGGAAGTACGATTTAACCAAGCAAACCTCACAATTTACTGAAACCGTTACCCCTTCTATGGAGAACGGCACGATTTTCTATCAGCAAGACCTTCAGGTTATCTTAAACAAGATGACCGCTGCACTTCGCAACGAACTGCGCCTTTTAGGTCAAAATCGTTTGATTGCAATTGTAACTGATAGAAATGGTAACAACTGGATGCTCGGAAGCCGTAATGGTTTGGAGTTATCTGCTGGTACTGGTCAAAGTGGTACCGCTTTTGGTGACCGCAATGGCTTTGATGTTACCTTTACTGGTATGGAAGAACAGCCGATGTTTAGCGTATTAGCCAGCATCATTCCTGCTCTTACTAACGCATAGTGCTTCGTTGTCGTTAATCAAGCACGGGCGCATCCTACGGGGTGCGCCTTTTTTTGTGTTTATACATTTACTACTAAACGACAACATGGTGACTTTATTAACGACAATGAAAATAGCACTAATACACAACGTACAAAGTACGGGTTCGGCACTTTACCGATTGGAACTCCCCCACGCTCACTTAGATGCAGCGTACAAAGGTCTTACGTTTTATTCAGCACCTGACCCCTTTAGAATCTCCGATGAATCCTTCGAGCAGATGGACATCGTTTTAGTGAGTAGGATGTGGGGCGAAACACCCGAACAAATTAAATGGCTTAGGGATAAATGTAACCAGTTTAATGTGACTTTGATTCTCGACCTTGACGATTATTGGGTATTGGAATCAGGTCATCCGATGTATTCTCTTTATAGAGAAAAGAATATCTCCAATATAATCCGTGACCACATCAGGGTAGTTGACCACGTTATCTGCACCAATGCCTATCTAAAAGAAAAGGTATCTATTTTAAATCCTAATGTTTCAGTAATTCCGAATTGCACCTTTTCAGGTTACGAGCAGTACAAGTCTAAACCCGAACCAAGTGAGTTTGTTAGGTTTGGCTGGTTTGGTGGCGCACAGCACTATGAGGACATTATTCTAATGGAATCGGGTATGGGTATCCTTGCAGACGATCGTTCGTTAAACGGCTTGTATAGGCTGTATTTAGGAGGCTGGAACGAAAACCCAATGTACGAAGCGTATGAGAGAGTTTTTACAAGCAACGGCAAGCAAGAGAATTACGGCAGAATAGAAGCTGCGGATATCTACTCTTATGTCGGAGGGTATAACTTTGTGGATGTTTGCCTTGCGCCTTTGAGGGATACGACCTTTAACCGCTGCAAGAGTGAGTTAAAATTGGTCGAAGCTGGCACAATGGGTAAGGCTATTATTGCTTCCGATGTTTACCCTTATAACACTATAATCGACCACGGCTTAAATGGCTTTTTAGTTCGGGAGGCAAGGAGTAAAGATTGGCACAAGTATATCAAAACTTTAATCCACGAAAAGGACTTGCGTTTGACCTTGGCAGCTAATTTAAAAGAAACAATCGAAACGGAATTTAACATCGATTATTGGGGAGCAAAGCGGATGGATTTGTATCATTCGCTTCGGTGATACATTTACCTTTAAGATGCTTTACCTACTATCTAACCAGTCGAATGAAATCGTAGTCACTTGGAGTGACCGATGCACGACCACATTCCCCTTTGAGGGGTGGGCAGCCTACCAGCTAAGATGTAACGAAGATGGTGCGCTTCCAGCGGAGGTGACTTGCGGAATAGATAGATATGCAGAAGCGTTGTTCATTCCTACTACTTTTGAGTTTGAGTTGAGGTCAATGGCAACAGCCGAAACTACATCGTTTAGCATTTTACGCTCGTCTAATCAATCTCAAGGCTTAAGTAGATACGACAAGTTTAGTATTTCGGTTGGTGATTTATCCAAAGGTCAATACACCTACACAGCATACGAGGGAGATATTGCTTTAGTAGAAACTGGGCTGGCTTATATACAAATGGGTGAGCAAGCCTTTGTGAGCGCAACCAATACAATTACTTACGCAGAGCCATCGACTGGCACGTTTGATAACACCTTTGACTATACCTTTAACTAATGGGACAACTACTTACCGATGCGCTTGTCATCAAAAACGAAACGACACAAGGTGCAAACACCGCAACGAGAGTTGGAACGTGGATGCAAAATTGTGCGATACAAGTCGAGGATTCTCCGAGTGCGCTTAACTTTTTTGACTTTGCTACGTCAGGAACAACCGTATTAACGCAGAACGTATGGTCACCAATTAACGCTACTATTACAACTGGATTCAATAGAAACGGATTAAGCGTTAACGCTTCGGGTCTTGTTACTTATACCGGTGATTTGAAGTATTTTAGAACCAGTGCAATCGCTGCAATATTAGCGCAAACAAATAGGAAGATGCACGTTGCTCTTTTTAAAAATGGTGAGTTGTGGCCTTGTTCGGAGTTTGCGCAAGCTGCTGGCTCGGTAAGCGAGGTGACTATTCCTTCGCAATGCGTTGTGCCTTTAAGCTCAGGTGACACGATTCAAGTATATGTTAAATGCTCAACGCACGCCATCACGATTACCTTAGACAACTTAAACGTCATTATCAATGAGTTCTAAAAAACCTTTTGCCTTTTCTTGGCAAGGCTACCAGCATAAAGTGCCTTTGTTTATCGAAAACAAAAGCCAGCAATGGGTAAGCTATGGAGTTGAAAACGACTACCCTAACTACCTCTTAAATCTTTACCGAAGGAGCGCAAAGCACAACGCCATCGTGAATGGTAAAGTCGGTTACATCGTAGGTAAAGGATGGACATCGGAAGAAGAAACACCGCAAGCCAAAGCCTTTTTGGATTCGCCTACGTTTCCGAATGCCTACGACTCAATGAACGACCTAACGCAAAAGCTAACGTTGGATATGGAAATCTACAACGGCTTTGCTTTAGAAGTAACTTGGAGTAGAGGTGGGGGGATTGCAGAGATTTGTCACGTGGACTTTCATAGAGTTCGTGCGGACAAGGATGAAAAGATGTTTTACGTTTACGATTGGTATGACGAATATGAGGTTAGGCAATTCCCCCAGCTGAACCAAGTAAGCCAAATCCCAGCTTTCGATCCAGAAAATAGAATCGGCAAGCAGCTGTTTTACTATCGAGCGTACAGCGCAGGGGTTAAGGTTTACCCATTGCCTGAATATCTTGGCGGTACGGCTTATATTGAGTTAGATGTGGAGATTGCTAATTTCCACGTCAACAATATCAAAAATAACTTTTGGGGTTCGTACCTTATCAACTTTCCAAACGGAATCCCCACCCCCGAAGAATCGGATGCCATCGAACGGCAGATGAAGATGAAGTTTGGAGGCACGGACAACGCTGGTCGTTTCCTTGTGAACTTTTCGGATAGCCCCGAAACCAAACCCGAATTGACTCCTTTAACTCCAAGTGACTTAGACAAGCAGTTTGACATTCTAAATAAGACAGTTCAGCAGGAAATCTTCGTTGCTCACCGAGTTACCTCACCGATGTTATTTGGTGTGAAAACCGAATCGCAACTTGGAGGCAGAGCCGAAATGGTTGAGTCATACGAAATCTTCAAAGCTACTTATATCGAAGATCGGGTTCAAAGAATCGAGCGTTCAGTAAATTACCTTGCTTCTTTTAACGGAGTAACTGGTTTGAAATTACAGCCAACCGAGCCGATTAGCGAGCAGTTGACCGAGGCTTCATTATTGCAGATTTTAACCCGTGACGAACTTAGAGAAAAGGCTGGATATGAGCCTGAACTCTTAAAGCCAACGGAAGCAGTAGCACCACAAGAAATGGGGAATAGCGTTCTCGCTGGTTTATCTGCCTCACAGCAAGACAAAATGTTGCGAGTGGTACGCAAGTATTCCAAAGGAGATTTGACTAAGGAGCAAGCGACTATAATGCTGCAAGGCTTCGGTTTACCAGCCGAGCAGGTTGATTTGTTTTTAGGCGAGCCGATGGAGTTTAATCAAGAGTTTGAAACATTTGCCGACTACGGAGAGGGTGTAAGAAACAACGCCAAAAGAGGAATCGAACTAAACGAAAAGAATGATAATAAATGCGCTACCCAAACTGGTAAAGTAAGGGCGCAGCAGTTAGCCAACGGAGAGGGTGTATCCTTAGAAACAATTAAAAGGATGCACAGCTATTTGAGCCGTGCTGAAACGTATTACGACAACGCAGACAGCCAAAGCGACTGCGGATACATTTCGTATCTCCTATGGGGCGGAAAAGCAGCTTTAGGCTGGTCACGAAACAAACTAAGAGAATTAGGCGAACTTGACGAAATGGAAGCGTTTGAAAGCGTTGCTATGGAGTTCGGTGTAAGTGCCGACAACTACCAAGTTTTGCGCTCTAAGCCAGTACGCTTCGAAGCTGACAACTCAGTAATGGCGGAGTTTATGGAAGTCGAGCCTGAGAATAAAGAACTTGACAAAAAGATTTTAGCCGAGATAAAGCGGACTAAAAAGGTAGAAGCCGACCAAATCTCACGCAGATTAGATGTGCCGTTGGAAAAAGTGAGCGAGCGTATTGAGTACCTTATCTCTAAAGGGCAAGTAACAATTCAAGATAGAGTTGCACGGATAGCTGACACACCCGATACCGAGGCAGAGGAAGCGTTTGAGATACGTTACCGGTACGACCTTCGCCCTGATGCTACTGGTGCGAAAGTGATTGACACAACACGTGACTTTTGCAGAACGCTTATAAGGCTCAACAAACTTTATACTCGCCAAGACATTGACCAAATGAGTTCAATCATGGGCTTTAGTGTTTGGGAGCGCAGAGGCGGTTGGTACACCCTACCAGGTACGGATGTTTCAAGACCATCTTGCAGACACATTTGGCAGCAACAAATCGTTGTTCGTAAGGGCAATAAAATAGAATTAGTATGACAAAGGCACTATTCATAACGGAGCAAGACTTAATCGCGAACTCAATAATTAATGAGAACGTATCTTATACCCAACTACGACCGACAATCGTAAAGGTGCAGGAGATGCGGATTCAGTCTATTATCGGTTCGGACTTATACAAAGAGATAGCTAATCAAATCGTAAGCGGTAGCATTAGTGCTTTGAATCAAACTTTGCTATACGACTACCTCCAGCCAGCCATTAGGGAATGGATTTACTTTGAACTGCCACACGTTCTTGCGTTCAAATACATGAACAAAGGAATGGTGCGCAGAAGGTCGGAGGAGAGCGACTCAATGTCAATGGAGGAAATCGAAAGGTTGATTAACAAAGCCAAGAACGATGCGGAATGGTACAGCGAAAGAATCACACGTTATTTAATTGAGTACCGCACCGACTATCCTTTATTTAACAACCCTTCCGTAAAGGTGGACACGATTAGACCTCGCAGGGAC